GGAATGCGGAGTTTGGGGCAGGAATCCGCTGATGATGAAAAAATAGCAAGTGCTACCGGAGTTCGCCCTGTTTCAGCAATGAAAAAAGGCGGCGTGGTCAAGTCTTCAGCTTCCAAGCGTGCAGACGGTTGCGCTACCAAGGGTAAGACTAAAGGACGGATGGTTTAACCATGATTACTAAATCTGAGCGTACAAAATCGCTTGAAGAAACCGAAGTTGATCCAAATGAAGATCTTATGACCCGTGGTGTTAGGTCTGGGATTAAAGGTGCCGCTCTTGCCGCAAGCAGGCTTGGCGACGTAGCTGCTACTGGCGCTGACATGGCGGCTAAGTACCTTAAGAAAAAAGAACCTCCCAAAAGAACCCTCGAAGATCTTCTTGGAGAATCTCCAAAAAAGGCTCGTGAAAGAGAACAAGAAATTCGCAGGGAAACTCGTGGTGTAAAAAAACCTCTTTTTGAAAAATTTAAATCTGGAGGCACCGTTAAATCCTCAGCCTCCAAACGCGCCGATGGTTGTGCTACCAAGGGTAAAACCCGTGGAAGGATGGTGTGATATGGCTGACAAAAATTACTACGGTGCCAAGAGCAAAATTGGTGCTTCAGTATATAAAAAGACAGCGGGGCCTCATGGATTTGAAGTAAAAAAGGCTACAAAGGCACGGGATGAGGCTGATGATGAAGTAAAAAGGGAAACTAAAGGTGCTTCCGGTACGGAGTCTTTAGATGCAAAAAGAGAACGTGAAGCATATGATGAATTTAGAAGAGAAAGTCGTGGCTTAGAAAAGCCCTTTGACAGGCTAGGCGATGGGACTGATTATAGGAGTGGTTATAAAAAAGGCGGCATGGTCAAATTCTCTGCTTCCAAACGCGCTGATGGCTGCGTTACCAAAGGCAGAACTCGCGGAAGGATGGTGTAATCATGCGATTTGGAAGATCTATAAAACGGCCTTCAATGCCGCAGCCACCTCAAAAGCCGATGATTGGGGGGCCGGGATTGCAGGGAATAGCAGGAACGAGGCCACTTAATACAGGAGCAGGGGCAGGTTTTGGTCAGGGAAATGCAATGGCACAAATGTCTGGCTTAAGTAATTTGCTGCAGGGCAAACCGATGAAAAAGGGTGGAGTCGTAAAGTCTTCAGCTTCCAAACGCGCTGATGGTTGCGCATCTAAAGGTAAAACGAAAGGCAGGTTTGTGTAAATGAAAGAGTCCAAAGCAATGATGAAGAAGGAAGTGTCGTTCATGAAAAAGAAGGGCGCTCCCAAATCCATGATCAAGCACGAAATGAAAGAAGCAGGCATGAAGAAGATGGAAGCCGGTGGCGTTTCCAAAAAAATGCCTACTTCTAAGCAAATGGGTTCCATGACCCTGAAAGCTGGTGGTGCTGTTGGATACAAAGCTGGCGGTGCTGCAAAGCGCGCTGATGGCGTGGCTAAAAAAGGTCACACCAAAGGCAAACTTATGCGCGGCGGCGGGATGTGTAAGTGAGATCTAGCCGTGGCATGGGGGCCATAAACCCCTCTAAATTGCCTAAAAACATTGCTCGGAAAGACAATCCGAACAAGGTGAAGATGTACGCCAAAGGCGGTGAGTCGAAGGTCAATCAGGCTGGAAACTACACCCAACCGGGAAAGCGTAAGCGCTTGTTTGAGCAAATCAAAGCCTCGGGTACGCAGGGAACTGCGCCGGGGCAATGGTCTGCCCGTAAGGCTCAACTGTTGGCTAAGAAGTACAAGGCTTCTGGCGGGGGGTATAAGTGAGTGGACTCGCAAAACCTCAAAGAAGTCTCAAAGCGTGGACAGCGCAAAAATGGCAAACCAAAAGCGGCAAACGTTCCTCAGACACGGGCGAGCGTTACCTCCCCGAAAAAGCCATCAAAGCCCTCAGTCCGCAAGAGTACGCCGCCACAACAAAAGCCAAGCGAGCCGGTAAAGCCGCAGGCAAACAGTTTGTGGCACAACCTAAAGGGGTGGCTAAAAAGGCTGCTCGGTTTAGAAAGGTGAAGTGACATGGCTGAGAAATGGATTCAGAACGCAATTAAAAAGCCGGGAGCTTTACGTGCCCAGCTTGGAGCTAAAAAGGGTGAACCAATCCCTGCCAAGAAACTTGCTAAGGCGGCTAAGGCCCCCGGTAAGTTAGGCCAACGCGCACGTCTGGCACAAACCTTGAAGAAGATGAAATGAGTACACCAAAAGGCGTAGTCTCTTCTGTTACCCGCATGGGGGCAAATGAGCCATTTAACTTGCAAGTGTCAAGGGGTCAAATTACCTTTCACAAAGCCTTGTTTAAATTTGGCTCAAACCCTGTTGTGGATGCAGCTTTAGAAACGGTTTGGAGCCAAGGGGGTATTTACGTGTACCCCAGCGCTGCCACCGTGATGAAAGTATCAAGCTCAAGCGCAGCCGACACGGGTTCTGGAACAGGCGCTCAAACAGTGACAGTTGGCGGTTTAGATGCTAACTACAATGAAATTTCTGAGGTGGTGACATTAAATGGTCAGACTGAAGTTCTTACCACGAACAGTTTCATCCGTGTATTTCGTGCTTTCGTTAACACTGCTGGCACTGGTGCTACTGCCGCTGGCGATATCTATGTTGGTACCGGAACTGTTACGGCTGGGGTTCCAGCGACTGTTTACGCAAAAATCCCATTGGGAGCCAATCAAACGTTAATGGCAGTTTGGACTGTGCCTGCAGGCTACACGGCTTACATAGACCAAGGTACTTTTTCTGCAGCCGGGTCAAATACAAACCACTCAATAAAAGGTCAACTTTGCTTTAGACCGTTTGGTGGCGTGATGCGCGTAGGCGCGGAATTGGGTATATCAAGCGGCTTTGCACTATTTGATTTTGAATACCCCTTAGCGCTCCCAGAAAAAACAGATATAGAGGCACGAGCCTTGGCGTTATCAGGCAATGGCTTTTACGTGGCAGCTACTTTTGATTTGATTTACATTAAAGACGATAGCCAAACACCATGACCACTAGTGGCTTAACCTCATTTAACCTAGACCTCAACGATGTTGTGGAAGAGGCTTTTGAACGTGCGGGCGGCGAACTTCGTACTGGCTATGACTTACGGACAGCCCGTCGTAGCCTTAACCTTTTATTTGCTGATTGGGCTAATCGCGGCATTAACCTTTGGACAATTGAGCAGGGATCAATCCCGCTAGTTCAGGGTACGTCTACTTACCCGCTGCCTAACGACACCGTAGATCTTCTTGAGCATGTCATTCGGACACAGCCGGGAAATATCTCAAACCAAGCCGATTTGACGATTACGCGTATTAGTGTTTCTACCTACGCCACACTGCCTAATAAGCTACAGCAAGCCCGCCCTATTCAGGTTTGGGTGCAGCGCAACAGTGGGGCAGATTATCCTGTAGCAAGCCCGTATTCGTCTGGTGCCACAGCTTCACCACAAATAACGGTATGGCCCGTGCCTGACCAAGGAACGTTGTTAAATCCGTACTACACCTTTGTGTACTGGCGTTTGCGCCGTATTCAGGATGCCGGGAATGGTGCCAATACCATGGACATTCCTTTTAGATTTTTGCCGTGCTTGACATCAGGCTTGGCTTACTACATAGCATTAAAACTCCCAGAAGGGCAGTCGCGCCTTGCTGGGCTAAAAAGCATGTACGACGAAGATTGGACGTTTGCCGCCGGAGAAGACCGGGAGAAAGCGGCAGACCGTTTGGTTCCCCGGCAGATGTTTATTACGTAAATGGGAAATAGGTTTGCTTCCGGCAAGAATGCGATTTCGCAATGTGACCGTTGCGACTTTCGCTACAAGTTGAAAGACTTGCGCCGCTTGGTCATTAAGACCAAGAACATTAACATGCTCGTTTGTCGGACATGTTGGGATCCAGACCACCCCCAGTTACAGTTGGGTATGTACCCTGTTGACGATCCGCAAGGTTTGCGTGATCCACGCCCTGACCGCAGTTATCTGCAGGCAGGCTATACAGGGTTGCAACTCAACCCAAACGGTACGACTGAGTTAGACGCGTTTGGTTATCCGTCTGATGGTAGTCGCCAGATCCAGTGGGGGTGGAACCCTGTTGGGGGTCCGCGAGCGGACGATGTAGGTTTAACGCCAAGTACAATGATTATGTCAATGTCGCTTGGATCTGTGTCAGTAACAGTAACTTAGGAGTAAAGCATGATGAACAAAAAGATGGTAAAGAAGATCGCTGACACGGAAGTGAAAGCGCATGAGAAGCGGATGCACAAAGCCAAAAAGATGAAGGCTGGCGGTCCAACCACAGATGACATGAAGAGCATGGGTCGTAATATGGCGCGTGCCATGAACCAAGGGAGTAACTAATGAGCCAAGCCAATGACAAATTCGACTACTTCCCTGCCGAAACTACCGATCCTATTGGTAAGTACAAGCAGCCTAAAATCTACTCAGAGCCAACCCCAAACACCGGCTACCCCGATCCTGCCCCTAAAACGCAGACGGTTCCGTTCCGAGGCGCAGGCGCGGCTACTCGTGGCAACAAATCGAGTGATAAGTTAGGGTAAACCCCAATGAACTACGCGCAACTGTCTGCTGCACTGCAGGACTACACCGAAGACTACGATACCGTCTTTGTTAACAACATCCCCGTATTTGTTCAGAACGCGGAAGAACGGATCTACAACACGGTTCAGCTACCGGCGTTGCGTAAGAACTCGACCAGCAATTTCAACGCAAGTAATAAGTACTTACCCACCCCAGACGACTACCTGTCTGTGTTTTCGTTTGCGGTTGTAGATAACTCAGGTAACTATAGCTACTTGCTGGACAAGGATGTCAACTTCATTCGTGAGGCGTACCCAGCCCCAACGGACACGGGGCTGCCCAAGTACTATGCTTTGTGGGATCAGGACACTTTTATCTTTGGACCGACGCCGAATCAAGGTTATCAGGTGGAGTTGCACTACTTCTACTACCCAGAGTCCATCGTCACGGCGGGTACCTCGTGGCTAGGCGATAACTTTGAATCAGCCCTGTTTTACGGTTCTTTGATTGAGGCGGCTACCTTCATGAAGGAAGAGGCGGATGTAGTCAAACTCT